TCATCTCCGCTTACAAATTCCCAATCATCAAATTTAGGGCAAAATGTACCTGTAAAATCATGCAAATAATTTGCATTTGGATAATTAGGGTCTTCAAAAGAAATATCTAACGCCCATACCTCAACCTCTAAAAAAATAACATAAATATTACCTATTTGTTCACCATCAACCTCAATAGCTAATTCGTAAAACTGAGGGTCTCTTAAAGGTAATTCATAACCATAAAATACCCCATTATAAACAAATGAAACATAAATAACTTCACAATCAATAGAATCACAACATGGATAATTATATACGTTGCTACCACCTGCTAAACTCTTATCACTTAACAATACATTTTGTCCTGAGTAGTTACTTCCGTTTTCATATAACGCGTAACCATCAAAACATTTGTCCGTGAATGTGTCTATTAAGGTTTCAATTCCATCAATGCTGTAATAAGTCTTATAAGTTACGTTACAGTACGCATATTCATTTGTTAGGTCATCTGTGCCCGATACGGTAGGGTTTGATTGATTGAAGTCGAAATACTCACGTAAAAACGGACTGATATTGTAGTACGTGTTTATGTTGTTTATGCTCGGTACTTGTTTGCTAAGTGAATAACTCGGAAACGCTGGAGCTGAGCCCGTGCCATTCCAAATAAACAATTCTAAGCGTGTGCTTTCTTGACCTGTTTCATCAATCGTTACAATATACGGTGAACGTGCAAATATCATTTTTTAAAGTTTTGTTTCATTATACTATCAAATAAATCCACCACATCCAAACCATAGCTGTCTACTAAGTCATCGGGTAGTTTTTTAAACGCTGCCTCAAAAGGCTTTGTAAAGAATAAACTTGGTTTAATTCCTTTCTCAAATATACTTCGAGCAATAGCAAAATTTAATCCTTTGCGAGATTTAAATTGTCCGCCTTTTCCTCGCGGTGCTAATCCCTTTCTAACGGTCCATTTATCAAACGCTTTCGGCGGTGGCATTTTAGATTTATAACTAAATGGCGTATCGTATTTTTTCTTAACTCCCGAAACTCCTTGATCTTGATAATATCCGTATTCTTCCATGTCGAAATAAATACCGATTGAGTTTGGAAATTGCTTTGCTTCACCAGTAATTGAATTGTAAAGTTTTTTTGAAGCGTTTTTATTCATCGTAGTCAAGTTCCTTTTGGATTGAGCTACAACATACGCTACAAATTTCTTTATCGTTTCTTCGTGGTTAGTCATCACATACCGTCATTTCGTTGCCTACCAAATAATCAAATGTCATTGTCCAACCTGCTAAGTTATTTTCAAACCTTTCAATAAAAGGCTCACACGTTGGATTGCCGTCAATAATTCCTAAGTTGCTGAAAAAGTCCCCACGCGTTAATTTTTCATAAACACGATTCAACATTGTTATCTGAGTATTCAATACATCCTGCTCATTATCGTTTCCTATAAAAATATCCGTTGTTTCGTCTTTTGATATGTCAACAATATCCATAGCTATTATCGAAATGTTGTATCGTATTACATTACTTTCAAACGTGGCGTTATTTACCATAATATGCGCCAAAGGAAATATCGTTTGCTTTGATAAGTCAACTCTGAATATATCTCCCTCAGTAACCGTGTTCACCAAGTTCGTTGCCTCCAGTTCCGTCTTTAAAATGTTTAGTATTGCGTAGTAACTCATGTTCCTTTTTTTAGTTGTCTGTTTAATTCACGTTGCTCAATCTCGGTTTTCTGCTTTTCAAAAGTAAGGTAGGTAAGTGCTGCTGTAAGTCGAAGCTTGGTAACGGCTTCAAATTTTGTGACATCTCCTTTAGCGACTGCATATATACTTTGATACCACCCCCAGTTTTTGCTAAATTGAGTTCTTTCACTAAACTCGCTGAAATCTCCTTGTTCTTCACTATCTCCGTCTCCAAATAAGACAGGGTAGCCGTCAATAATTCGTTTTCTAAATTGTAAAAAAAAACCTTTGCAGCAAGTGAAACATCCAAAGGAGCAAACTCCATAACTTCCGAATAATTAGCAGCTGATTCGTAAGGTTCTATTTTGTACTTATCTCCGTGTTTTTCTACTATCGGTCGATACATTACCGCCATTGCTTTGTGAAATGTCTTTATATCGCTTATATTCGCTTCCAAGTCAATGTATTCACCCCAACTGATATGCTCTAAATTAGGAATGAAACCAAACTCCTTGTCTAAAATCTTGAATGTGCTTTTGAACTCCGTCTTTTGTTTAAACATTTGAGCAAAATGATTGCTTAAACTTTCAACTTCACTGAACGGAATTTTAACCACGTCTTTTAATTGGATTCCACAAAAACACTCAATCATTTTTTCAGCTAAAAAAACTTCATCATTCGTGTTTTCGGCTATTGCTAAAAACTTTTGATAGTGCTTCAATGGAATTTCACTAAGACTTGTTGGAATTACTAATTCAAGCTTCATATTATTTAAACGTTTTATTATGATTATTGTAGTACACGGCAACGGCGTACGCTTCGCCTAACATCATTAAATGCTTTCTTATACTTTGAGCGTCGTTAAAAACTATCTTTACACGCCTACCCGTCCGAATATACACATAATACTCAACCTCTTTGGTCATTACCGCTGTGTCCTCTGTCATTAACGTATATTATATGTGCCGTAATTTCTTTTCAATCCGAGCGTTTCCATTTCGTGGTATCTTAGCGCATCAATTCCATGGTTATTTGTGTCAATAGGTTTGTTTAAACGTGTGCCTTGTTTATCAACGTCCCAACAATATGCTCGAAGTTCTTTGATTAGATTAGTGCTTTGTGACGTTACTAAATATTCATGCTGTTGCATTACATCTATTCCGTAATTAATACTGTCTTTTCCTTTAGTAACGCCTTTTATTGTTATTCCGTACCTCTTTATTTCATCAATGCTTTTAGGCTCGGAGCTATCTGCATACACTACTACGTTTTTTGGTAGGATTTTAGCTATATCGCTGTTTAACATTCCAGTACGATAAACTAACTCATTCAGTATCCGTGTTCCGTTATAATTGTAAATCTCGATTGCAGAAGTAGGGTCGTTTGTATATCCAAAGTCTAATCCAATTCCTATCAATTTAGCTTCGGCAGGTAGTTTATCAATAGACTTCCAGTTGCTAAATATAACACCCTCTAACATTCCTATTTCACCATCAAGGTAAACACGACACCAATTCGCCCAATATGAGCTCGTTTCTGCTTTTAAACGATTCTTTTCTAATTGGTCAATAATTGATTTGTCAAGAGCTTCATTGTCTTTGTACGTTAAGATAAGAAAGTCTGCGTCTGATTCGCCTTTTAGTTCCTTATGTACCCAAAATTCATTTGCTGGGTTAAAGTCTAAGTATATCTCTTTCTTTGTACGTATGGCAAGTTCGTTATATGATTCAAAGGTTACATTGTTACATTCGTTTATGTACAGAATATCACGCCTTGCACCTCGTAATTTAGAGCTGTCATCAGCACTAAAAAATTCTAAATAGCTTCCGTTTTTAAAAGTGTAGGTTAATAACGACTTGTTAAATTGGTCATCGTTGTATCTGTTTGTCCATTTAAGGATTTTAATACAGTCTTTCAATGCACCCCTACGCAAGTGAGGTATTGTTTCTGCAACTATACTTATTTCCGTGTTTGCGTATTTTATAGCCTTGTCAATTAATACTGCTAAAATAGAATACGTTTTCGAAGCCGACGAACCTCCTTGAATAATCTTTGTTCGCTTTTTTAAACTCAGTATCTTGTTGGTTGCGCTTGTTCTTTTAAACATCTGGAAATAAAGGTTGTTCTACTATTGTTTGCTCTATTTGTTGAAGTGGTGCTCCGTAACCGCTATCCATTAACGCTTTATAGGCTGCAACATCACCCTCACGTGCTTTCTTTATCAGTGCCAAAGTCATTAAATCTTCTTGGCTCATTGTTTCGCTTTCACCAGTTAAAGGGTTCTTTAAGTTTTGATTAACTTCTAACCAATACTTTGCTATTGTGCTTCTATTCTTTGCGCCTTTAGGTCTTCCGTTAGGGTTTCCGCTTTCGCCTTTTTTAAATTCGTGTTTTTCTATATCTTTTGCACCCATTTTTCTGCTGTTTTTGTGCTGTAATTAGAGCGGTTGGGTCGGATTCGCACCGCCTACCTTTTCACTGGATTGTGAATTGTTCAACTTATGAACTTCAACCGCTTGTTTTGGATATGGTTTACTTAAAGACTTACACAAAGATATTAAACTTTTGTCAAGTGGATATAAGTATTTATGTTTTGGTTTTGGTAAATATACATTTGGTTCTCTACCTAAAATTTTTCTTGCGGCTCCAATACTACCTCCCATTGATTTATTATGCTTTCCTTCAATAATTGGAGGGCTTTTTACTTCTCCTAAATAATACCAATTTGTAGCTTGATAAATAATTCCATTATGCCCTTGTTCTTGGTCTGCATAACTTACTATTAATTTAACAAGTGGCAAATCTTTTTTTATTAATTTAATTGATTTACCTAAAACTTTACTTGTTTTATATTGTTTTCCATTCAAAGCCATTCTTACAAATTCAATAACTTGACCTTGACTTAAATTATATTGTTTACCTATTTGAGGACTTGCACCAGTTCCAAATAAAGCTACGCCGCACCATTCATTATTATCGTTAAAAACTGAATAACCAAATGTGTTAATAGGAATTGCTTTTGCATAATGAAAATTTAAGCAAGCATATTTAATAGCTTTATAAGATGCTTTTTCTAATTTCATAATTCT